GAATGAAACCTTCGAATGTATCTGTCGAAGTAGAGTTCTCGTTGTTCTCGTCTACTGTCGCAACATCAAGTGTTAATTGTGTGTAACCTGCGCCAGTAAAGGTCAATTCGTATGTTACGCTAAACGGCCCTTGAAGAGAAGGATCAGAAAACCTTTCCCACGAGACGGTATTACCTACAAGAGACGTTGGTGTAGGTACAGCAGAAATCGAATTTAGATTATAGTTTACACCTTGGTTAAATGTAAGCGAGGTTTGAAGTTCTTCAAAACCGTCAGTAGTATTCTCCGCATCAATAACAACAGTAATTTCAACACGATCGTCTTCATAGATCAAGGCAGGTAATGCGACAGGATTTTCAAACTCGATGGTGTTAGTAGATGATGATGGGTCAGAGTATGCTCTGGCGGTATATGTTCGAGTGTGAACAGTGGGCTCATCACTCGGTTCTTCAGGATTATAAATTGTGTCTTCGTATGTCCCTACGTCAGCAGTAGTCGCCGTCTGAGCATCCGTCAGAGCAGACGATTCTGTCTTTATAATACTGCTGAGATAAGTTCCCGCACGATATGCCAAATAATCTTCATCGGACAGCAAAAACTCTTTGATAGCGCCATCGTTTGCTAGATCATTTGATATTTTTAGAGGTCTTAGGGACATTGAATATCGCTTATTGTTTGATTACGAGTTTATTTATAATTTATTAATAAGCACATTCAGTGCGGATTTGATTTCTCCTATATCTAATTCAAGCGTATTCAGCCTTTGTTCAAGCTCTTGCTTTTGCTTTTTGCGTAAAGCCTTTTGAGCCTTAGCCAATTCGATCTGTTCGAAGTTGATGTTCAATATAGCGTTGGTCTCCGGATCTCGAACAAGATCCGGATACCCTGCGACTTCTGTATACTCTTTCATTTATACCGCCAGAAATTTAATATTCAAACCACGCAACGCAGGTGGTTCAACCCCTCTAAACACAAATTTAGTTTGAGACTGATTGAATGGTGGTAAAGCTCCACCCTGTCCACCAGGTAACCATTGTACTTCAGTAAACTCGTTTGATCCTGTATTTGGCACAGGAGCAACTTTGTCTTTCAGAACCCATGGTTTTTTGGTGATATCTTCATCGGCGCTTGCTGTTCGATAATAAAAATCAACGTCAGCATTCGATGGTAAAGCACACTGTGCTCTTACATCAAGACTTACCGCAGGAACTTCTGTTACTACAGGAGTCGTGATGTGTTTCGATGCTGTTGAACCGCCGTTTGGATCAGTCTCATCTACTGGATATATATGCGGAGTTACAGTAGGATCGTCGATACATAGACCCGCAAGTGTCAACGATGCTCGCTGTAAATCAATTACAGGAGACACATAATCATTGGAAGATTTGAGATCGATCTTGACATAAGCAGAGTATTTGTCTTCCACACTTGCCCCACCAAGGCCACTAGTCACGTCAGTTACATCTGAGTGATAGATCGCACGAGGCTTATCAAACTCAATGTTTTGATCGAGCGTGATCTTCTGATACTTCGCATCTGACATTGCCTGCGACTCACCATTTGGTAGGAATCGATTGGCGCTGTTATCAGAAATGTGAATACCTGTTGTGAACTTGGCAGACACATCGACCGACGTAAAGTTAGGTATGATAGTCTCGATGTTCGGGTTGGCAACATCAAACACAAAGTTGCGTTGAGTCAACACGTTCGAACCACCACCAGTGATGTTCTTGTCAGCGGTTACTCCACCAGGCATGGTAAATGTGTATCCATGAATGTCTGCCGAATCGACCGTGTGGTTAATTCCATTCAAAGAAGTATCTGCGGTTATGTTTGCTATGTCACCACAACTATCGATTTGAACAGTATCTCCAACGGCAAGTCCGTGACACATTGCCTTCACATACACTTTGCCAGAACCTTCGGTCAAACGAATAGGATTCGTATCAAGAAGTTTCGCAGGCATAGGTACGTTACGTAGCACAACACTACCACCACCCACATCGAACTGAGCACGATGAATTTTCATCATGAGGTCTTGGTCTTTTGATTCTGTCCAGAAAATACCGTTTTGTGGTAAGAACAAGGCGCCAGGAGCAGGCTGAGTAGTAATCTGTCGTGCTGTAGAACCAAGTACGTTCTCTTGTGTCTTAGCACTCCAGATTTCGTATTCGGTCGACTGTGAAGTCACAACGATCGCATACTCAGTCCATGGCTGAAGATAGATTGGCTCATCAAACTCAAAGTCAGTTGGAGTTGCCTGAACAAGTGAAAGTGTGGGCTGTCCTGTGACAGCGTTTACTTCGCTTGGCTTCAAGAACACGTGTGAATCAGGTACGATATCGTTCGTCGAAGGCTTGCCATCAACTACGGGTCGTAAGTGAATCGAGATAGGCAAATTGTCATCCGTTGGTTTTGTTCGAACGAATAGGCTAATCTTAGTAAGAACCACACCAAACTGATTGTCGACATAGAATGTCTGAGAAAGAGGATTCTTGGGTAGCGAGACTGGACCAATAGAAGTTCCTGCCGATTGCTTCTTGTTGACAGCAACATAGTCAGAAAGAACCTTAGACATACTGGTAGTAGCATCAAGATTTGCTAACTGCGTACCATTCAAGAATGTCGTGTCTGGTCCATATTGACCTGCTAACTGTGGCTCGGTGATACCGACTCCTGCCGCAGTAATGTTATCCAGAACGCTCTTCAGTTCTTTAGGATTGTAGATAGAAGGCGTACCAATAACACCGAGACCAATCGGAAGCATATGATCGATCGTTCGAGTTGTCAATAGGTTTTGCCAACGATTCCACATAGAACCACGAACCGAGTAATAAGCAAATGCTTTACTCTTCGCTTGTGACCAATCGTTTACATTAATGTCTAATAGTTTAAACTCACGTACACCAGATCGGAATCGAATATAAGATGTCTTTTTCTTCTTGCGTTTTCCGACAGTTGTGATATAATACTCTGGCTTAATGTTAGGTATCCAGAATGATCCGATAACCTCACCATTCTCATCTGTGACAAGAGGAGTGGTTCCATCGGGGTGTTCCGTCAAAGACGCTTGGGTAAATTTATTACCTACGTCGTCTGTACGATCTGCCCACTGAACAAAGGTGGCTTCTTGACGACACCATGCCGATACATCCTGACCATCAAAGAAGGGTGTGAACTTGGTACCAGGACGTAATCCTTTCGCATGGAAATATACTTTACGTGATCGAATCCATGGAATCAATGCCATGTCTACGACCTTGTTTCCTACACGAGTACGAAGAGTATCGTTACGTACTACACGACGAACGAAGCCTGTGCCGCCTCGAACAAGCCGTTGTGAAGAGTAAACGTCACCTTTGTCCAAGAATTTGTTGAGACGTGTACGTACAGCAAGTCCTGCGGCAGTAGCACGAGGGCTTGGATACTTCCAAAGATCTTCGTCGCTTCGACCTTTCCAGTTCCACTGCCAGTTGTTCCACAAGAACGCTTGCTTCACATCTAGCTTGCCAGAACCTTTGATGACCTTCTCGGCATCTGCTGAGGGATCTTTAAATTCGTCTGAAGAAGGTGATAGTTTAATAACACCGATGTTGTCTACATTGCCAAATGGATTGACTTGAATCGCACGAGAGGCAAGTGGTTGATCTTTCCATGTAACTTCGGTATAATCTAAGTAAACATTATCACCTTTCTTAAGAACGTTACTCGACAAGCTATTTTCAAACACTAATCGAATATTGTTCTCATCAAGTTTGGGACGAACCAGATTGTTCTCAGGATCAATAGATGCTGAGTAATCTTCGTTTTCTGTGTCCGCATTTGTCTGATCAACAAACTCGTCAACAAGCATACCTGCTTCAGGACGAGGTAATCCATCGCTGTCTAAAGACGGTGTGTGATACGCACGAAGTTCTGCGATGTTCAACTCAGTGTATTCTCGCAGATCTTCAATTTGATTTTCGAGTTTAGCGATGTCTGCCATCGTATAATGCTTGTGTTCGATAGCACGAATCTGTACATCTTCTTCGTCCGCTGTATTAGCATTCATAAGAATCTGATACAGTTCCATCGAGTTGTCAGGTGTCTTCTTGAGTTGTGGATCACGAGACTGTTGACCCATCAAAATTTGGAAGTCGCCTTCTTGAGTAACAATCAGTTTGTCTGCTCGTGGCAAATAGTAGTTCACATCGGCAGTGATTGAAGTGCCACGTCGAGGCAGATATAGAATGTTCGTGAATGAACTTCCATTCTTGTCTGGACGGAAATCGAGGTAGTTGCGAAGACTTACTTCTGTGCCATCTTGAAGTGTATGGGTAGGCACCTGAGAATAAGGCACATCATACGATGAGGGCGCATAGAAGTCACCAACACCTGTGTGGTTAAACTTCTTATAATCAACGTACAATGATCCTGCTACGTTGTCAACACTATCCTGTCCTGGTCTCAGAAGCAGTTTACTTGTGTCATAGAAATTGTCTCGTTGACCATCATCTAACACAAAACGCTCTGATACATCATATCCGTTCGCACTGTCTTTGATCGTTGTTACTTCATATACGTCAGGAACACCAAAGTCATAGGTGCCAGAAGAAACGACGGGGATGGTAGCGCCAGTAACGATTGTTGAAGTCTTTGAAGCAATAACAGGGGTTGTTATTTGCGCATAGTAAAGAATCTTGTAAGTAGCACCAGCAACTAGACCTGTGATTGTTCCGTTCGCTGTGCCTATTCCAGTTACAGTCGGTCCAACTACAGCGTCATATGCGCCAGATCGTTGAATGATCCATAGAGCATCGTCAGTATATGTCGAACCAGACAAAGGCTCAAGTGTTACTACACCACTTCCGTTTGCTGTTTTGGTTTGATACTCTTGGCGAACAAGAATAATGTCAGACAAAGACTCGGAACGTGGACGTGGTGTGGGGAACAACAAGTCGTTGTCAGTTGTTCCTAGCAGTTGCGCTGAAGATCCCGTGGTGTTCTTGATATAGAATCGTTCAGTTGTGTTTGTTCCAATCGATTGTGCTGTGCTAAAGTCAGCACCTTCGTTCATCTGAACATCAAACAAATAGAGTCGAAGTCCACCACCTGCGAAGTCCATACCACGAACACGACACTCACCAATCTTGGTTGTACCCGAAACAGAGTTGTAAATTTCCTGAACACCGTATGACAGATCAGGAATATTCTTTGCGTTATCTAATTCAACATAGTTTCCGTAGATGACAGGAATAGGCTCGTTGTTCACCAACTCAGTTGACTGTGAACGAGGTACAGTTAATTCAATTGGAGATGGATTTTCTACACGATAACCATTGACATAAGCTAAACCTGCTGATATAATAACACTAAGGTTTTCGGCATCTGCTGAGTCAAACTGTAAAGTAAAGGGTGAAACAATATAATCACCTGACTCTTCTTTAGTCCTCAATGCTAAAAGATCATTGATCTTATTATACCCGTCGTTAGTATCAATCTCTTCTACGATCTTTGAGTTCTCGATTCGAGCAATAAACACAAACGTGTCATCTGAAGTGGTGTCTGCTTGATTTGTTAGAACTAATCGTATACGATAACGATCGGCACCAGGTGATGCTGTATTTACAAGGCCACCCGCATTGTCATACAAAGCACTGGTATCGTTAACCGTTACTACTTCTTGTACTACTTTAAATCCTACTACAGCATCTACAGAATCTGCGTATGGTGAAAGAATCAATGATTGAGCGGCAGAATGAACGAAACGTCCCAATACGAAAAAGTCACCTTCTCCGACATCAAACCGAACACCTTTTCCAGTAACATTGGTAGCAGGGGAAACGGCTGTAGCCGGAACAGTTAACTCATATCCACCACCAAGCAAAGTATCAGAAGTTGAGAACGTTTTGTAATTTGATCCTGTTACTGAAGCTGTGTTCTCGCCACTATTGATGTATTGAACATACAAGGTGTCGGCAGTATATCCTGAAGAAACACTCAACGGTTGAACGTTAACGACTCGTGCCTGAACGCCCGCAGTGTTGGTCATGATGGTACCAATAGGAATATCCGCAAAGTCACCACCCGAAACAACCGTGTCTATTTGTACGAAATCAAATTCAGCATTGATAGACGTTCCACCCGAACTGACTGCCGCACCTTCTTTGAAGATGTTTCTTCCAAATCGACCCATCTCTTGATACAGAAGGGTTTGAAGTTGCGTCAACTCACGTGCTTGTAGTGCTCGTCCCGAATTAAATAATATCTGATGATAATTATCGTCCTGATTAAAATCATCACGGTATACACCGGAAAGAGTTGTAGAAGTGAAAGTAGTTGCCATGTTTTATCCTAACTGAATGACTATTCTAATATCTTCTGTCTGAGTATCTTCTCTTGTAATACCAGTGGTACTCGATCCAGAACCCAAAGCGTTTAGATTATTTATGTACAATATTTCACCCGAATACGTATCAAAATCAGGTGGATTTTCAGCAGTAAACACCGCCGATGTGTCGTCTGTAGATACAGTATTGTCTGTGGTGTTATCAAAGGCAACGAAGTTTGTTTCTTCGTCTTGATAATAATATAGTTTGCCTTCTACGGTATCGTGATAAACGACTTTACCCGCCGCTGTCTCACCACCGTTTTTAAAGATATCATCTTCTGCGAACTGTGATCCAGAAGTTGGAGCATTCACATCCAAACTTTTCAATGCGTTTCCTGTGTTAGCAGTGAAGTCCGAATCTGTTCCATATTTTTTCAAGTTGCGCAAAATGCCAACCTGATTGAAATCGTTTTGAGCAAGAATGGTATCGAACTCATCTCCAGCAAAATCTGACTGAAGCATGATCGAACCAGAACGAAGAGTCTTAACTGGATCGGCGTTCAATCCTTCCTTTGATATTACTGGTCGAAGAACAGCATCTCCAGTTGATACAATTGCCGAAGCATAGTCGTATCCAGAACCGTGTGCCCAAACAGTTGGGTCAGAAAAAGATCCATCTGAATCAATGCGAACTCGGGTGATTCTACCACCATTGATATCACATACAAATTTTGCGCCAGTACCGTTTCCTGTGATTGTAATTGTTGGAGCAACAGTATAACCTGTTCCTGCGCTATCAATCATTAGATTTATTATTTCACCTGCCACGGCACTATCTTGAAGAGACTGTTGCTGTCTTTCTTCAGGTATTGAAAGGAATTCTCCATTCGGATTTACTATTTTTTTGATTGGAATCCAATCATTAGTCTTATAAACGGATATCGCAAGATTACTTAATCTGTATAAGTAGCGCCATTTGTATCCATCCGAGGTCACGAATGTTTTTGCGCTTGAGTTCGCAAGACCTGAAGTTGGCTCAATTGTCGATGGTAATTGTGTGCCATCTGGTGTTACTGCGGGTTCAACACAAACAAAGACTTCGTCAAGGGAGTTAACAACATAGCAGTCTGTGTCTAAATCGTTATCGAATGGTTGAGGAAAAAACGAACTTGTTCCTGTCCATCGAATATTAGGTACAACAAAAGATGCGTTCGAAAGAGTCTTCACACTCATCAACGAATGTCGAAACTTTGATTCCTGATAAGGTGACGAAATGTCTTCGGTTAATGTAATAGATTCAGCTTGTGATAAACCGACATAATAACCGACACCATCGCTATCGAGATCTTGTTTGAAAAGATCCAACAATAATTTTTTGTAACTATCAGTAATACTAGAAGACATACTTTTATCTCTTA